TGGGTGGTGGTCTTCTTCAATTAGTAGCTTATGGTGCACAGGATGTTTATTTAACTGGTAATCCGCAAATTACCTTTTTCAAAGTAGTTTATCGTCGTCATACTAACTTTGCTATTGAAGCTATCCAACAAACTTTCAACGGTAATGCTGGATACGGTAATACTGTAACCTGCCAAATATCGCGCAATGGTGATTTAATAAATCGCATGTATTTACAAGTTGATGTCCCTAAAAAGAAAGCGGCTCAATCAGGAACTACCAGCACATACCAAAATTACCTCGGGTTACGTTTAATAAAAACTGTTGTTATTGAAATTGGTGGTCAGCAAATAGATAAGCATTACTCTGATTGGCTTTACATCTGGAACGAATTATCTCTTCCTATGGGCAAGCGCTATGCCTATGATACTATGGTAGGTGCCGATAAAGATATATTAAATGGCAATCCCGCCAATGATAATCTACCCTCGACAACTCTATATATCCCCTTTGAGTTCTGGTTTTGCCGCAATGTAGGTCTTGCGCTTCCTTTAATCGCCCTACAATATCACGAAGTTAAGGTAAAAATAGATTTTGAAACTAAGCCTAACTGTATATCTGTAGGCACTGGTGCTTTAAGCGATTTTGAAGATATTAAAAATATCTCTTTATGGGCTGATTACATCTTCTTAGATACCGACGAACGCCGAAGATTCGCACAATTATCCCACGAATATTTAATAGAACAGCTACAATTCACTGGTACTGAACCCCTCGTTGCCGGTACCAACCGAATCAAGCTCAACTTCAATCACCCTTGCAAAGAACTTGTATGGGTTGCAAAAGTAGCTCCTACCAATAACAAAACCAGATGGTATGACTACACTAATACGGATTTATCCGATGAAATGAACGCATACTCTGTAGCTGATGGTGGCAGTGCTATAGCAGGTGGTCAGCTTACATCTAACTATCTAGTAATATCAGATGTCAAACCTAAAAATAATGTAAATCCTTTCACTAATGCTATCCTCCAATTAAACGGCAATGATCGTTTTGCTGTAAGAGAAGGCGATTATTTCAACTATGTTCAACCCTTCCAGCATCACACTAATGTTCCTGTATCTAACTCTATCAATGTTTATTCGTTTGCCTTAAAACCCGAGGAACACCAGCCAAGTGGCACCCTCAATATGTCTCGTATCGACACTGCTACTTTGATGGTTACTGCTAAAACCTCTGCCAATACTTCATACCAGGGCATCAATATATACGCAGTAAATTATAACGTTCTTCGTATATTATCAGGTATGGGTGGGCTTGCTTATTCCAATTAAAAATATAATGAAGATATCAATTATAATAAAAATTATAAAGAGTTGTGTTATATAATTTCCTTTTTTTTTTCTCCTCTAATAGTATAAAGAATATAGCGTAAATGGGTGGTGGTCTTCTTCAATTAGTAGCTTATGGTGCACAGGATGTTTATTTAACTGGTAATCCGCAAATTACCTTTTTCAAAGTAGTTTATCGTCGTCATACTAACTTTGCTATTGAAGCTATCCAGCAAACTTTCAACGGTACTCCCAATTTTGGTAATCGTGTAACTTGCCAAATATCTCGCAATGGTGATTTAATACACCGTATGTATTTAGCCGTTGTTAATTATTATTCGGGCGAAAAGGTATGTCCTTATTTCGGTCTCCGTTTAATAAACTATGTAGAAATTGAAATTGGTGGTCAAAAGATAGATAAACATTATTCACACTGGATGTATGTATGGAATGAACTCTCGCTTCCTGTATCAAAGAAAGAAGCTTACAAAAAGATGGTAGGTGCTAATGATATGCTTACTACAATAGGAACTGATGCTAATAATGGTGCTAATCTATATATTCCCTTAGAATTCTGGTTTTGCCGCAATGTTGGCTTGGCTCTTCCTTTAATCGCTCTACAATATCACGAAGTTAAAATAAACATTCTATTCGAATCAAAAGAAAATTGCAAAGGTACTTCTGCTGAAATTACTAATCTTCCTTCCGTTTCATTATGGGTTGATTACATATTCTTAGACACTGATGAACGCCGCAGATTCGCTCAATTATCTCATGAATATTTAATAGAACAGCTACAATTCACTGGTACTGAAAGTGTAACGTCAGCTTCATCCATTAAACCTAAATTATCTTTCAATCACCCCTGTAAAGAATTAGTCTGGTTCTGTGCTTCTGACCATACGGCTACCACTACTAACAAACATGTTATAAATAACAACTGGATTAATTATTCAACCAATCCGAATAACTATGCTGCTAATAATTCAGAATTATACAATGCTACCAACGCTATTGATTCAAAGAATCCCGTAAAATCTGCTAAACTTGTATTAAACGGTAATGATCGCTTTGCGGCAAGAGCGGGTTCTTATTTCAATTTAATACAACCTTATCAGCATCACGAAAATATCCCCGCAAACCCTGGAGTCAATGTTTATTCATTTGCCCTAAAACCTGAGGAACACCAACCTAGCGGTACTCTTAACATGTCTCGTATTGATACTGCGGTTCTCAATTTAGATATTAACCAAACTTCTAGCTACGCAAATGCTAACATCTCCAAAAATCTTCATGTTTATGCCGTAAATTATAATGTACTCCGTATATTATCTGGTATGGGCGGTCTTGCTTATTCCAATTAAATTATATTATATATTTATATATGTTGTTAAATTGCTATAATGTTTCTTTTTTTTTTCTCCTCTAATAGTATAAAGAATATAGCGTAAATGGGTGGTGGTCTTCTTCAATTAGTAGCTTATGGTGCACAGGATGTTTATTTAACCGGTAATCCGCAAATTACCTTTTTCAAAGTAGTTTATCGTCGTCATACTAACTTTGCTATTGAAGCTATCCAACAAACCGCTTCGGGAAGTAATTCGCTTGGCTCTCGTGCCACCTATCAAATTACTCGCAACGGTGATTTAATACACAGAGTATATTTCTATGGAAAATTAAAAAATACTGGTGCTACCTCTAAAAAAGTAGCTTTAGTTCCCAATGTTGGACAAAAGTTATTAAAAACCGTAGAATTAGAAATTGGCGGACAACGCATAGATAAACATTATTCCGAATGGCTTTATATCTGGAATGAACTTTCGCTACCTTATGGCAAGCGTGAGGGCTATTATAAAATGATTGGTGCCAACAAGGAGAATTGCTGTACTCTATTGCCTTCTGGACAATCGTATGAATTATATGTTCCCTTAGAGTTTTGGTTTTGTCGCAATGTAGGCTTAGCCCTTCCTTTAATTGCTCTCCAATATCACGAAGTTAAAATTAACATAGAATATGAATCTGTAACTAACCTATGTGATATCAGCAGTACTAATTATTGTTCTGAGAATGATAAACCCGATGGTGAATCAAACGGTACTGGCTATTCTAATACCGAACTTACCCTCGATGAACCTACTTTATGGGTTGATTACATATTCTTAGATACTGATGAACGCAGAAGATTCGCTCAATTATCTCACGAATATTTAATAGAACAGCTACAATTCACTGGCACTGATACTATAACTTCATCTGGTTCAAATCCTGATTCTATGAAGAGCTTACGTATGAACTTCAATCACCCCTGCAAAGAACTTGTATGGGCTATAAGAAGTTCAGCTGCCAACAATGTATATTGGAATAACTTTTCAACAGCCGAACCTGATAATACTAATGGCGATGACACCTTCAATAACTATGTAGTCTCTAAAAATCCTGTAATGCAAGCAAAAATAATGCTTAACGGCAATGATCGCTTTGCCACCAGACAAGGCGAATATTTCTCATTAGTACAACCTTACCAACATCACGAGAATACCCCTGATATGTACCACAAAGGCATCAATGTTTATTCATTTGCCCTAAAACCCGAAGAACATCAACCAAGTGGTACCCTTAATATGTCCCGCATTGATACTGCTGTTCTATCTCTATCATCTAGAATAGCCGGTAATATCCATGTCTTTGCTGTCAATTACAACGTTCTCAGAATATTATCTGGTATGGGCGGTCTTGCTTATTCCAATTAAATATTTATCTTATTATTGTTATTATATCCAAAATACTTTTTTCATTTTTCAATTATTATCAATAGATAATATTATATTATATAAAGTTTTTGATATTTGTATTGATGATTTATTTATCTGACTCAACTTTTTGAGTTCACAATAGTATTCTAAATATTTACATTTAAAAATATTTAGAAAGTAATATGTATCAATAAAATTACTAATTGCTATTAGCATATTAAATGT